TTACAGATCGACCGCCTCCGTCCATCTCCGTTTATATTCATCGGCATTATCCGCATACCACCCCGACCAACACGTCGCATCGCACGCGTAAACCTCGAAGAGCGAATCGTAAATGGCTGATCGCCCTTCGTACAGGTTAGCGTTGCAATTGGCGCAGACGGCGGCGATTTCCGCCATCATACCGCCTCCGCTTCGTTAATTTCCGTAAACTCTACGTCTTCGCGACTGAACGCCAAGTCCATCCGTACCCATCGCTTGCCTTCCTTCGACTGCGGACCCCAATACTCGGTCTGCTCGCGATTATCGAACATCCAAACGGCCGGTACCGGTCCGCGACCGATCTCCACACCGATAAAGTAATCGACTTCATCAAGCGTATAAGGCGTGCCATCGTTCTTCTTCGCTTTAACAATCCGCTTGCCTCCGCGATCTTCCCGCACGTAAATCGTCTTCACCTGGAACGTTTTCCATTCGCCGCTTAACGGATCTTTCGCGCTAATATCGAACGCTTCTTCCGTTTCGGACGTACTGACCGCCTGCCAGCCGCTAGCCAGCAGCGCAGCACGAGCGATCAGTTCCGAATACTTGCCGGTATCTTCTGTTTTATGCGCCATATGAGCGCCTCCTTTTCGTTTGGTTGCTCGGTTGATACGTGATTAGAACGGTAGGTCTTCGTCACTCGGCGCATGAGCTTCGTAATTATCACCCGCGTTTCCTCCCTCTGCTGGAGGTAATACGGATTTCTTAACACCGTCTTTCGCGTCGTGGAGCAACTTAATGATGTCGCTTTCTTCACGGAAGTTTGCGAGTTCCTCGTATTTATAGTCGGCGCCAATGAACGCTTTAGCTTCGTTAATATCTTCGTCAGGAAGATCGCCTGTTTCCAACGAATAAGTCTTATCGGCCTGCTTAAAGTGAACCGCCTGACCTACGAGTGTGTAATCCGGAAGGATCTTCTTCGCAGGCTTTTCCGCCTTATCGTAGTCATCGATCAGATTATTCGCGTGAAACTCTGCGATATCAATAACGCGATAAGTTTTATATTTCGGATCGTAGACCGGAATCATAAAATACATATTACGTTTTGCGCCCGCTTTGCACGAAATGCACTCGTCTTTCCCAGGACGGAAATACTTTTGTAATTCGTCAGTATCGACTTTGTCCTTCGGCGAGTGTAAGCACGTATGCTTGCGGAATTTATGATCGTAACCTTTTCCGGTGTATTCCTTATTTTCGTGAACGAAGTAGATATACCACTCGTCAGGCTGCGCAAGAATGACTAATGTACGCCCGTCTTTGTTAATTTCGCCGTAGCTTCCAACGCGAACATAACGCGTAACGCCTTCTGGGAATTCACTTTCGCCACTTGACGCTTTGTCTCTTTCTTCCTCACGTTTTTTCAAAATGTCTCGAATGCTCATTCGTTTTCCCCCTACGTTTTAATATTGAGCGTTAAGCCCTCGCAAAATGCCGGTATCTGCGCCCGAAACGCCGCCAGCGCTTGGCAGTAGCGACGCGACCCGAATTACTTAACGGCCACCCCGACATTCTCCGAGGGCCTGGCGGCGCCCTTACCGCAGGTTCTTTTCGTCTTCGTTTATTTGCCACGCCATGCCGCCGATAATGACTGCGCTGATAATCGCGACTATAGGAACGATCCATACTGCGTCAGACATATGCCGCCACTCCTTTTTCGATCGACTCGATTTCGGATTTAATCGCGTTAACTTTTTCGTTAATAGTTGCGTATTCTTTCTTCGCAATGTCTATTTTCGCGTCGATAACAGCGATAATCTTATGCGCTCTTGCTTTCGCGCGATTCAATTCGAGTTGAGCGATTTCGACATTCTTTTCCGCAAGTTGAATCGTATGCGTTCGTAATTCGCGATTACGACGGACGATCAGCGCGTCAGACTTGCGTTTAAGTACCGCCTTGAGTTCGTCAGGAAGATCGGTAATTGGCGGAGTGCTTGCGGTCGGATTATCTTCGACTGGCGCCAAAGGATCGGCCATTTTGTAAACGGTCACTACGCGAATACCATCGACGATCAATCGTGTTCTTGATTTAATATGATCGAAAGCTTTTACTCGTTTCCCATATTCGTTGGTAAGATCGCCTACATAGAAAGCCGTTTGCATTAGCTTCCGAATATGTCCAGCGGCCTGTGGGCGACTGATGCCTAATCGTTCTACAGCGCGGTCAACAGCGTGCTTTGTGACCTCGTAATGTTTCATCCGACGCGCACCGCCTTAATGGCTGGATAGTAATCGGCCGGATCTTCGTCGTGCGGCCATGCGCCTTGGTAAATAAATTCGGTAAGTTTGCGCTCATCTAGCGCGATTAACGTTTGGATTTCGTTTGGATTGGGTAAATTTGAAGTAGTCATAGTACGTTAGCCTCCGTTTTAATTGAGATTATCGTACTAGGTCGCGGGGATGCGTTCGTAAAGTGTTCGCTTGAATCTGTTGGCAACAGATTGTATTATAGAGGAGTAACGAACGTCCTCGGACCTAGTTACGTATTGCGTGTTATACAGCTAGATAGGCGTTGATGTCGCCGTATTGAGATGCGTCGTAATTCTTCGCTAAACTTTGAACCGCACGTTTTACTTTCTTACGGTCAATACCTACTTTGTCTCCGATAGACTTCCATGTAGGTTTTTGACTACTAAGGTGCTCATTAACGATTGCCGTCGTTAGCGAGCAAGTGTTTTTCGTTAGGGCCTCGATAAGTTGCCGCTTATCTTGGTCCGTTTTTATTTCTCCATCGATTCGGGATATCACGTACTCTTCAATCTGGATAGCCTCGCCAGCTTCGAATGTTGCCGCATTCTCTTCCGCGGTGGTATCCATTGGAATACGTTTCTCCAGGTATGTTCCGTTCTTCCCTCTGACTACATCTATAGCCTTTCTCCTTAGGTGATAGAAAATCACTGATTTTAAATCCTTAACAGTTTCAACCTTAAAGGTCTCGATGCATTCCCACAACCTCTGGTTCATTTCGCTAATTAAATCTTCCTTAATAATTGATCTTGATTTAGCGAAGTCTCCAGCGATCTTCTCGACTGTGTCTTGGAAGTTATTAAAAATTTCATTAAACAGTTGTGAATCCTTTGTTTTTTGATACTCCAAGACCATTGTTATTAAGTTTTGATTTTTATCCAAATCTTATCTCCCCTCTCAATATAAGTTGCGTATGTAATTCCCAAGGTGGCCAAATTTCTTTAGAAGTTTTTTAATATTTTCTTCCATGTCCATATATTAACACGACATCTAATAGAAAATTCTGAAAGTGAACAAGCTTAATATATTTAGATTTTGTTCGCTTAAATGCCTAAAAAATAAAAAAAAGGCCGCGTAGCGACCTCCAATTTACCCTCCTATTTTATTAATTGCCATCTCCTCACTCTGAGCCTGACTTGCCACATTAAGCGATGCTCCTGCTCCTAGTAATACCGCGATTGCTAAAACTGCTAATGTAATCTTTCTCAAATAAAACCTCTCCTTTTCCCTCGATATCCTTACTAAGATTTATAAGAGATCTAAGGAACCCGGAATCTTCTCCGGCTCTGATTAAATCCCTTACAATAATAGTTGCGTAGAAAAGGTTAGATTCGGCCACGTATTGGTGAAATTTTTTATATAAGTTTTCTTTACGGGCTGCCCCAACTGTTTCAAAATAGCCAAGAAGGTCTGGATCATCTAAGGGAACTAACCTATCCATAGCTTCACTATAACTTATTTTACCTTTCTTAAACAGTTCGAATGCCTTTAATGCCGGGTGTGCATCCGTGTTGATGGGTAGATCCATAAGAAGTAATGCGTAATTATAATTATATTCTGCAATTTCTTTAATTACTGAATCGCCGAGATCTGTCGCCAACTCAATACTTTTCCTTAAGTTTTTTAGACATTTCTTTTGGTCGCTCAGTAAGTAAGACATGCCAATTACATAAAAGGAGTCCGACTCTACGCGCTTGTTGATATTTGCGTTAATTAGTATAGTCGCATAGTGCCGCGCTTGATTTAAATTGTTGAAATAAAGATGTGTATGCGCAAGAATTTCTGACAAACGATAAATATAACACTCCTTGATAAATAACTGGGATTTGTTGTTTAAATGATATACCCTTTTCTCTACATCTGTAGCTAAACTAATTAAATTAGAAAATTGTCTCTTCTGTAACAGCGCGATACATCTATAAATGTCCAAAAGTATCCTTAAAGGTCCATCATTAACGTTGCGGATTTTACTCAAAGACTCACCTAACTCGTTAAATTTGATCTTATCGTTCATATAATCCAAAATAAACCCATATACTTTTACATAACTGCTGATGATTCCTGTAGTTTTTTTATGGTGACAGACAAGATCGGCAAGAAGTGAAGTGTCTCGTATAACTGCGGCATATTCAAAAGTGTTTTTAATACAGTCGGTCGTATTTAAGCTTAAACACCACCGTCGCATTTTGTCTCTGTAATTCTGCGGGTCGATGAGAGTAGTTAGTTGAAGGAGGTTTCTAAATGTAAGATCTCTTTCTCCCTTTTTCAAGTAGTAAAGTTGCCTTGTCGAAATATTAAGGAATTCCGCGACCTTTTTATCGTCTAGTAAATCATCATCTTCAATTTGATTAAAAATATATTCTCTTACACCATCCACGTAATTCACCCCGATTTTATTTGAATAACTGAATGACTTTTCTTGGTTGTATAATCCATTGATTAAAATATACGATATCGTATAATGAATGTCAATTGTTTTATTGAAATTATGTCAAGGAATAAATATTGGTAATTAGATTATCTATAAGTTAAAATGTTACGGACACCTTTACGAATGGAGGTGTTTATTACGTTTAAGGTCGGCAAATGCCGGATACCCGAATTATGCAAAGATATCGGAATTGAACACGCACAACTCGCAGCCAAGGTCGGACTAGATAAATCGCGTATTTCCGATTACGCCAGTCTTCGCAATATACCGAATATCGAGCTCGCCTATAATATCGCTCGTGCACTCGGCTGTAGACTCGAAGACTTATACGAATGGGTAGAGGTATCCGGCGACGAAACGGAGGGCTAGAACCTCCGGCCGACCTGAAGTTCGGAAATTCCCGAACCGACACGTAATGTAGGACGTACGCCCTCCGCACGATCATAAACGTTTCTCAACGCCTCTGCACCGCGCTTTACCAATAGTTCATTAGCGTCTTTCACCTCCGTTATATAACCGTGCGCAAGCCGCACCTTTCCGTTTAAATAACGCTCAATCGCCGCACGTAATTTATCGCCAGCTTTGTCGTTATCTGTAACTACCGTTAAATATTCGATAGGTGACTGCGTAATTATGTCCGCCTTTTTCAAATTAAATGCGCTGCCACCGGTTCCAATCGCCGGAACCCCCACCGAACGCCACGCCATAACATCGATTTCCGCCTCGCAGATCACCGCGTGCCTTAGCCGCTTGGCATAAACGAGGTCCATTCCATAGACTAAATCGCGAATAGGCCAGCCGCCTTTTACGTACCAAAAAGCCTTGCCGCGCGTTGAACGATATTTCACGTTAGCGAGGCGCCCGTTTGGTAGACGCCATGGAATCGCAACCGCATTTCCGACAAGACCCCCGCCTGCCTCGCGCTGTACTTCAGCCGATATGCCGCGTCCGGTTAGATAATCGTTAGGTCCGGCCTGAACGTCCGCCAGCAAAGATTCCGGCAAAGGTTCCGGTTTAGAGGCGGCTTTAAGTTTCGGAAGGCGAAGCGTTAGGCGCCCGTCCTTAGCCGTCGGTGCATACGTTTCCAATAAGTAATCGACGGTTTCGTCTTCGGTTTCAGCGCGCAGGAAAGCGAGCAATTTAACGAACCCACCGCGCGCAAACTCGGCATCATAAGCGCCTGAATCTCCCCAATAGCCGGCTTTTGCCGATGTTGTGTCTTCGAGATAAACGTAAAAGCTAGGCGTTCGATCGTAACGGAACGGACTGGCTGCGAGCAACCGATCTTCCGACCATGTAGGTCGCGTCCACTCGAATTGTTCGAGTTCATATCGGATATCTACGTCGACGTGGCGTCCGTTTAGTATTAAAGTCGGCATACTAACACCTCCTAAAGATGTATTTGTAAAACATATTACATGAATGTTACATTTTATACAGTCGGTTTTTGTCGAAACTATTCAGAATTTTATATGAAATTCTTTCCAACTTAGAAATCGAACTGCGCTGCGGCAGATTCGCCTTTCGGAAATTCTCGCAATACACCGTAATCAAATAGCGCCATTAACTCGAGTGTAAAGTCCTCGCCGCCATTACGCCCCTTCTCGATTCCGATTCCGGCAATACCTTCCTTGGCAACCGAATCGAACCCGATAAGGTTTGTCGCAATATCTAACAGGCGTGAAGTCGTTTTAACTTTATCGCGCGTAGGTATACGAAGTTCCCTTGCGCCGTCCTCACCGACTTCTTTCTTATCTACGGAAGCCTGGACCGTATAGAATCCGACCACATCGTTATCACCAACGATATTCTCGAATCGCGTAGCTGCGTATTCTGCTGCGCCGCCAGCCGTTTTGTTTACGTTCTTTCCATATACGTCTGCCAGTCCGTAGAATGGATCGAGAAACACAGCGTCAATTTTACCGGTGCTTAATTCACGCTCAAGGTCCGAAAGTGTGCGCGTCAATTCCCTTCCGCTTTTTCCTTGGAAGTATAACGTGCCAGGATAATACGAATCGAGCACGTCTAACACTTCGAAGAACTTTTCGCGAACAACGTCCTCAAGCTTCCCGGCAAGGATCGCTTTGTTCGGCAGACCGACTTTTCGCCCAATCTTATCAATAAGTAAACCGTCAACTGCGGTCGCAATCGAAATCAAACGGGCGATAAATACGTATTCTTTTACCTCGAAGGATTTAACGAGGCAGTTCGCACCTTGGCGCAAAAGAGAATCGAGAATCAGACAAATAAGATACGTTTTACCACGACCAGATTCGCCCATGATTCCGTAGATGTCACCCGTAAACCATCCCGTGATTTCTTTGTTCAGCGTTTCAAACGGCGTATTATAGATACGGAAGGAGCGCCCTTCTTCGCGTTTCTTATATTCGTCGCGGAATGATTCTTTGATGTCCGAAAGCGTCCGCCCAATTGTATCTCGAACACTTGTTCTCATTTTAAGACTTTCAGTTAGGTCCGTCAACCACTCTGCGACTATTTCCATATTCCCAGTTTTTTGTGCTTCTTCGAACTTTTGCACCAGTTCTGATGATTTCAGTTGTTTGCCGGTAGCTTCGTCATATTTCCCGTTAATAGCCTCGATGAAAGCGCGCTCAGCAGCTTCGTTCTTTAACTTTTGTGCAAGGTAATCCCAGCTGGCTTCGATATTAAAATCCGGCTGAAAGTCCGGCACTTCATTCGTAACCATTTCGGCAGTCGGCGCTTGGCCTCGGTGCTGTTCGGCATATTGCATGACATACCGGAAGGCTTTGCGTTCGCCTTGCGTTGGTAGGTCGTTTTCAGCGATATTAAAGCGCAATAGAGCGTTTGGATCGTTCGCTTCGATGGCTTTCGATATTAGTAAAGTTCCGTAGTTCATTCGTCAGCCTCCCGTCTCAATTTGATCATCACACCGTCAGCCTTCGTTTTATATTCCGCATCTCCAAACGTCTCGTACAGACGCATGTAATCGTTATATTCGTCTAGCAGTCCGTCGATTTGTTTCGCCTCTTCCTTCGCTTTCTTTTTCGCCATATTACTCGCCACCTTTTTGAGTCCTTTTCCTATCTCCGCGACGCTTTCTACGCTGGGCAATGACGGAAAAATGTCCGCAATATTAATCTCAGTGCTCGTCGGCTCTGGATAGTTCGTCATGTCGTAGTCCAGTAGGTAATCTTCCGCGAATTGTTTCCGACATATCAACTTTAGATCTGTTTCGAACGCGTCAAGGAATTCACCGTTAATTACGTCAGTTAACTCGAACTCGACGTATTCACTTACGCCCCACTCCTCGGTCCTCTTTATTTCGCGCCAGCAATCTACGTAGAAAATCCGATCTTTGTATCCGTCTACTGCAACAATATCTCCGATAGCGAATTTCGGCTTCATCTACGCATCCCCCTTTTCGATTCACCTACGAACTCAATCTCACGGCACAGGTCGCCAATACGGTCGGCCAGCCGCTTTTCTCCGAACACGGTCGCCAGCGATCCAAGCGCAACGTTACTCGTGTAGATTGTCGGTAGCTGATTCGTTACTCTTGCGTTGATTACAGCGTGCAGATCGCCGCGAAATCCGTCCGTTGCATCGCGCACCCCTATATCGTCCAGCACCGCAAATGGCGCCGTCTTAGCCGCTTCTAATGCGCGATAATAACGGGCCGCCGCTGGCTCTGCGACTGAATCCGGAACACGCGGACGGTTGAATTCGTTATAATCGTTCTGCCACGCGTTCACGTCGAGGAAATACGCCGGCCGCTGTAATGGCTCTAAACCCCGTCGTAAAGAGCCGCTATAATGGACGCGCAGCCACTCGTTAAGGAGCGCCGCGGCCGTTGTGGTTTTGCCGGTGCCTGGCGATTCGCTTACGAGATACAGCGACTTGATGCGGTCGGCTGCCGCTATCGAACCGGTTTGCTGATCGAATTGACGATCGAATGTAGCCGCGTAAGCATCGACCGCTTTGTAAGCCTCCGGTTGGTCACCGCGCGCCGGCGAATTCTGTAGCGTCACAAGCCGGTACTCACGCGGAAGCCCTGCCGCCGCTGACCGTCCGCCGTTGCCGCTTACGCCGTGCATTGCGATGAAATACGGACAGTGTTGCGTACAGGCGCCGGAGCCCGCCGCTTTGCATCCGCTAGCAAGTACGCAATTATTTTCGTTAGTCATATTCGCGGACCTCCTTTCGTTAGATCAACTCCGCCAACAAATGCGTTATTCGTTCGACTCTTCCGCGCTGGTCATACGAGCCGATGTAATAGTCGCTGGAATACAGTTCTTCCGTCAAAGCTTCGATCTTATCGATCAACTCATCCGTATGTCCTTGCCTTTCGGCTAACTTCGTTATTCTTACGTATTCAGGCGTTCCAAACGTTAACTGTCCGATTTTCATTCGCCCACCTCTTCGCGTGAGTCGTCGATAACCGTTAAATTAGCGCTGACTATAAAGTCGTAATCTCCGCTCATGTATCGGAACTTGCCGTCCTCAATTTCTTTTATTTGCTCTTCGTAACTGTCGCCGAAATGTCTGCCCTCATACCGATAATAACTCTCTTCGTACTTTCCGCGAACAACATCGCCCACACGAACCTCAGTCGGCTGCGGCGCGTTTAAATATTCGTCTGGCACCGCCAAGCCTAGCGCACGTCTTAGCGCGATTGCTTTACCGATATGAACGTTGAAGCAGTCGGACGGTGCGGCTTTTGCTCGACCAACATGCCTTGGTTTCTTATCGTGACGTCTAGCAACCAGAGCCGTTACTTTTCGTTCTTTTGAATCTGCGATAAATTCAACGTTGTAATTCATTACTCGGTAGGTTTCGTTCCCTTTCGAACAGTCAATGTTATAATGCGATAATCCATGAATAACTAGGTTCCTAACGTCCGCCTTCGCCTGCTCAACGATTTCATCACGGCGGGCTTGGGCGCTTACAGTCGGAGCCTTCGCGTTTAACTGCCGTCTAGCATCTTCGTAGCCTTGTTCATACGCTACCAACCGTAATTCCTCGATCGCTTCTCTCGCGTTTTCTACCGCTAGGTCATACCGTGTTTTTCCGTTTTTCATTTCGTCAGCCTCCTCGTTTTTAACTTCGCTATTAACGATGACCTCATACTCGCTGTCTACTATAAAATGGGAAACCTCTTCTACGGTAACAGCACGATGTTCTACTTCTCGCACTTTAAGAATATCGCCATTTTTGTACACGCCTGATGGCGCAAGAGCTTTCGTAATCAGTATGCGCTCACCAACCGCCGCCTTCCGCTTTTCAGTGACGATGAGTTCGACGTCTTCTTTTCGAATATACAACGCCCTATCCGGACTATCGACCTTATACGCGTTCTCCCACGTCCCTAACGATGGGAAAATTCGGCCAATCTTATCCGCATACCAAATCGATCTGTAAGGTGCCTTCTTAATGCGAACATACTTTTTCGTTTCCATTCCGCAACCCCTCCTCGTTTTTGTTTGCGTTAAAACCACGTATTATCTACGCCTTCATTGCAAACGGTAAAAAGGCTGTAAAGAATGATTCCTATCGGCATAGAGCCGAGAGAATGCTTGAGGTGCTAAAAAGCAGAGGAATTATAAGAAACTTAGGGGAAACCATTCATTATGTAGATGTTCTCAAAGAAAAATACGTGATCCATCATGTTACTCCCGGTGAAACATTATCAATAATTGCCAGGAAGTATAATGTTTCCCTGCAGCAACTCATGGAGCTTAATCATTTCAAATCAGATCAAATATATGCTGGACAAATCATTAAGATTAGAGAGAAACTGTTTAGAAATATTAATAACAAATTATTCTAA